CTTCATTAATAACCTGAGTGGGCATTTTGTAAGTGGTCAAAAAGTGATTGGCTTATCCACAAACTCAACGTGGACAGCAAACACATTTAGCACAGATACACCAAATACTGTAACGATCACAGTTACACCTAATCCATCAAACGTAGTATTGCCTAACAATTATACATATACTACCGTAATTACAGAATCACCTTAAAACTATGTCAAACTTTGAAAAAAATATGGCTGAAATCTTTGACGTTACAGTACCAACCGTCGTAGAAAAACCAACTCTTCCGACCGTTAAGAGTGAATCTGCGGTTTCAAAAGGTCTTGAAATGGACCTTGATGCAGATTATTTGGAGTCGAGACAAACGTACAAAGAGCTGATTGAAAAAGGTAATCAAGCAATTGACCATCTCTTAGCAATCGCATCAGAGACGGAACATCCAAGAGCATTTGAAGTTGTCGCCACTCTTATCAAAAATACATCTGAAGCAAATGAAAAGCTTCTGAATATGCAAAAAGTTATGCGTGAGATGAAGGGTATGAAGAACAATGACAATAGCAAAGTTTCGGTTGACAAAGCAATTTTTGTCGGCTCAACTGCCGAATTATCAAAACTTATTAAAGGTAAGTCCTCTCTGAATGAATAAAGATTCTTACCGCGATAATCCGTTACTGAAACGGGCAGGCGTTCAACATAATTACACAGAAGATGAAATAAAAGAATACATTAAGTGTTCTAAAGACCCTGTTTACTTTGCTGAACAGTATATAAAAATTGTGAACGTAGATAAAGGCCTGATGCCGTTTGAGATGTGGCCCTTTCAGAGAGACATGATTACATTGTTTCATCAAAATAGATTTGTGATCACAAAATGTCCTCGTCAGGTTGGTAAAACAACCACATCTGTTGCATATCTTCTTTGGCTGACACTTTTTACAGATTCACAAAACATTGCCGTTCTTGCTAATAAAGGTTCTTTAGCTAGAGACATTCTGGGTAAATACCAACTTGCATATGAAAACCTTCCAATGTGGCTTCAGCAAGGTGTGGTCACATGGAACAAGGGTAATGTAGAATTGGAGAACGGTTCTAAAATTATTGCAGCATCGACCTCATCTTCAGCTATTCGAGGTGGTGCCTTTAACGTAGTTTTCTTGGACGAATTCGCATTCGTTCCGGCAAATATCGCAAACGAATTCTTTAACTCAGTTTACCCAGTTATCTCATCCGGTAAAAGCACAAAGATTATTATTGTTTCCACACCGAACGGTATGAATCTGTTCTACAAACTTTGGATGGACGCAATCGGTAAGAAAAACGGGTACAAAACTTTTGAAATTCACTGGTCAATGGTACCAGGTAGAGACGAAGTTTGGAAAGAAGAGACGATTAAAAATACGTCTGAAGAACAGTTCAGACAAGAGTTTGAATGTGAATTCTTGGGTTCAACCAATACTCTTATTTCAGGTTCGAAACTCGCTCAACTTGTATACACCGACCCTAAAATTAAACATGAACTTTTACACATTTATGAAACTCCAATAAAGGAAAACGAGGACGAAACTGTCAAAGACCATCTATATGCAATCTGTGTGGACCCGTCAGAGGGAAGAAATTTAGACGATTCGGCATTTTCAGTTTTTGATATATCAACTATACCGTACAAACAAGTGGCAAAATACAACAGTTCTTCTATTTCACCAGTTCTTTTTCCAACTGTAATTTACAATACGGCTAAATTATATAATGATGCATATGTTTTAGTTGAAATTAATAATACTCCTCAGATAGCCGATACACTCCATCAGGACTTAGAATACGAAAATGTGGTAAAAATTGAAACAGGAAACAAGAAAGCACAAGCTATGGGAACTGGTTTTGGTAGAGGTATTCAGCTTGGGCTTAAAATGTCTCAGCAAGTCAAGAGAATTGGTTGTTCGAATCTAAAAACCTTAATCGAATCAGGCAAACTGGTGATCAATGATTTTGATACCATCTCTCAACTGACAACATTCGTTTCTCACCATAATACTTTTAGAGCAGAAGAAGGTGCAACGGATGACTTGGTAATGACATTGGTTATGTTTTCATGGATGACAACACAACAATATTTCAAAGAAATCGTGAATCACGATTTAAGAAAACAGATGCAACTTGAAATGATGAATCAGCGTGATGAAGAAGCTCCGTCTTTTGGTTTATACGATGATGGTATGGATCAGAAATATGTGGTCGAAGGAGGAGACGTTTGGTTAACTAAAGAAGAAGATTTCAAATTCTTCATTTCATAAATATACCATAGGTAATTGCCAAAGCAAGATCATATAACAAGGAGATAAAAATGGCATTTCAGATTTCTCCAGGCGTAAATGTTTCCGAAGTCGACCTAACTACTGTCGTACCTGCGGTTTCAACTACGGCCGGTGCATTTGCTGGACCCTTTCAATGGGGACCAGCAAATAAAATCACATTAGTAACCACAGAATCGGATTTAGCTAATAAGTTTGGAAAACCAGATTCAAATACTGCGACCTCTTTCTTTTCAGCAGCAAACTTTTTAGCGTATGGTAATAATCTTCAATTGGTTCGTGCAGCTAATACACTCTCATACAATTCAACATCAAACACCACTTCACCTCTTCAGATAGCAAGTGAGGATGTTTATGATGTTAACTATATCGCCGACTCAAATACTATTGCATTTGTCGCAAAATATCCTGGAGAGCTAGGCAACTCTTTAAAAGTTTCAGTGTGTCCATCAAGTGCAGCTTTTTCAGCTTGGACATATAAATCTTATTTCCCAGCAGCACCAAACACTTCTAGCTATGTTGCTTCGGTTGGTGGTGCTTTTGACCAGATGCACGTTGTCGTTGTTGACGAAGATGGTTTGTTTACAGGTACAAAAGGTTCCATTCTAGAAACATATCCATTCGTTTCAAAAGCTTCTGATGGTGTAAACGATGATGGTTCAAGTTCTTACTATAGAACGGTTATAAGAAACCAATCAGAATATATCTATGCTCTTGGTCCAATTGATCCTGCAACCACTTCTGCAACATGGGGAACAAGTGCTGCAAATAAATCTTTTGCAGTTCCTGCCACAGCAAATACAATTTCATTAGCTGGTGCTACAACAAATGGATTAACAACCGGCGATACAACAACGGCTTATTCTTATTTTACCAATCCAGACGTTGTTGATATTTCTTTAGTTGTCACAGGTGACGCAAGCGTAACCGTACAGCAATATGTAATTGACAATATTGTTTCAGCAAGAAAAGATTGTATAGCATTTGTTTCACCTCTACAGTCTTATGTTGTTGGAAATACTGCCCCCGCAACAGGCGTCACAGACTGGGTTTCTTTACTTTCAAGAACAACAACATATGCTGTTGCGGATTCTGGTTGGAAATATCAATACGACAAATATAACAATCTTTATCGTTGGTTGCCATTAAATGCCGACATTGCTGGTCTTTGTGTTAGAACAGATCAGACAAATGATCCTTGGTTCTCACCCGCTGGCGTTAATCGTGGTGCGATCAAGAATGTTGTTAAACTTGCTTGGAATCCAAATCAAGCACAAAGAGATGCAATTTATTCTGTTGGTGCAAATCCTGTCGTTTCTATGCCAGGACAAGGCACAGTTCTGTATGGTGATAAGACACTGATAACCCAGCCTTCAGCATTTAGTAGAATCAATGTCCGTAGATTGTTTATCGTTCTCGAAAAAGCAATTTCAACAGCAGCAAAATACTCACTGTTTGAACTGAATGATGAGTTCACAAGAGCACAGTTTGTTGCAATTGTTGAACCTTTCTTGCGTGACGTAAAAGGTCGCCGTGGTATCTACGACTACAGAGTTGTTTGCGATACAACAAATAATACTCCTGCCGTCATTGATGCTAATAGATTTGTTGGTGATATCTACATCAAGCCTGCTCGCTCAATCAATTATATTCAATTGAACTTTGTTGCAGTTAGAACAGGTGTAAGCTTTAGTGAAATCGTTGGTGCAGTCTAATAAATATTAAGAAATAGGAGAAAACAATGGCTTTCAATGTAACAGAATTTAGAGCTAATCTCGTAGGAGATGGTGCTCGTCCAAATCTGTTCCAAGTCAATATGACTTTTCCAACATTTTCACTCGACGCCACTAGTTCAGCACAAGCATTGACTTTCTTGTGTAAGAGCGCACAGTTGCCAGGTTCAACACTTGGCACTGTTCCTCTGTTCTACTTTGGTCGTGAACTGAAATTTGCTGGTAACAGAAACTTTGCAGATTGGACGATTACAATCATCAATGACGAAAACTTTAAAGTTCGTAAAGCTTTTGAATCATGGATGAACGGTATTAATTCACACGCTGCAAACCTTAGAAACGGAACAGCATTGTCACCAACAGGTTATTCAGTTGACGCAAGAGTTAATCAGTACGACAAAGGCGGAAACATTATCAAAGCATATAACTTTATTGGTGCTTTCCCCGTTGATCTTTCGCCAATCGATTTAGATTGGGGTTCAAATGACGCTATTGAAGAGTTCTCAGTTACACTAGCGTATCAGTGGTGGGAAACGGATACAACTTCTTGATATAAGGGGCGAAAGCCCCTTAATTATGTTTATTTTGAATAGGAAAAATCAATGGCTCTGAACTTATTTGGTTTTCAGATATCCAGGCAAAAGACTGAGACACAACAACAGTCTGAGAAAACTTTTGCCATCCCGGCAAACGAGGATGGTGCTCTTACTATTTCCGCTGCCGCTTACTATGGAACGTATGTTGATCTAGACGGTACAGCAAAAAACGAAGTTGAATTAATTTCACGTTATCGTGAAATGGCTATGCAGCCAGAAATTGAATCTGCAATAGATGAC